TCCTGCAATAAACTTATTACCAACATCGCTTAGGTAATTATAGATCAGATCCATATCAATAGAGTATTGATTTAGACCTACAGCAGACGCTGTCGTTTGATGGGCATTGTTAAATGCACATAAGACGGATCCATACAACATACGATAAGCAACATTGGCAACAACGTTTGCGCAATAAATTATTCGAACTCGACCCTCTTTCTCTTTCGACTCTGATATCAACTCATCCTTCAAATAAGCAACAAACCGTTCATGAATATCTTCTTCACCTGATTCCAGGTTTTGAAGATAACCTTCACAAACGGTTTTGAAACCTTCATCAAAGACCAAGTTACCATTAGCGTCAAAAGAAAAGAGAGAAGTCTTCCCTTTCTTAGTTACAATTTTGCAGTATGGCCAACCGGGGGACGTACTTGTTTTCATGGAAGCTAATTTACCAGGAATTCCTGACAAAGCCTCCTCAAAAGTCAAGCGTCTCTTACCAATAGGCCATTCTAAATTTTCTTGTAAGTTGGAAAGCAAAGATTGAGCAACCTCATCAACAACTTTTTGATCTACCTCAGTGTGTTCAATCTGAAGAGAGTCTTGAAGCATGTTGACAAGAGGATCTCCCTGAGCTCGAGGATCAAGAGGACTCATTATGGGCTTCTTCTTTTTAGGGGGGAAAGTTAAAACAGGACTCAAACAGGACTGTTTTAGCTTGGACTTGCGTGGGATGTGTACTGTCTCTGAGAAGGGTAGTTGTTCGACCATGACAAGATTGGGACCAGAACAATCTGAGATGGGACCTTCTCCAGACATGAAGGCGTTTTCAAAGGACTCAAGGGGATCTTCCTCTAGGACTTCCTTGATCATGTCACGGGTTATAATAGTGGCTAAACCAAAATTGGTATGTCCATTATTACCACCCGCAACATGAATTCCAAGAATTTTACCAGGATAGAAGTTTCCATTTGATTTGATGGGAGTTCCACAATCACCTTTCTCTGTCTTGCACGAATAGATTAAACACTTACCAACGTTAAAAATTCTCTTATTGAAATTGTAAGAGCCTTTTTCTGAGCTTCGGATGGAAACGTAACTCAAATGATCTGGAGAGTCAAAGATGCCAGTCGTTGATGTGAAGGAACTAGCTTCAATATCACTCCAAAAACGTCGAGAGTTGTTAGGAAAGAGTTGGAGATCGCGATTGTGGACAGAAACAAAAACAAGATCCACGTTTTCACAAACCTTGAGAGTATCATAATTAAGTGACATCTCCACAGGTTTGTTACCCCAATGGATCGTTATTTTTGTGCCTTCAGGGAGAAGTTTTCCGCTTTCATCAAGAAGAGAATGATAATAGGTCACAAAGGTTCTTCCTTTAATCGGGAGGCCATACATTTTCTTATTACCAATGCTGAATGTTAAAAGTTCACTAACGGAACCTTGGGCATT